TCCGCTGGTGCCAACTTGGGGGACTCTGGAATTTTGTGGCGCTCCACGGAGCCTTCGCTCTTATCGGTTTTATGCTTAGACAGTTTGAGATCAGTCGTCTAGTAGGTATTCGTCCGTACAATGCGATTGCTTTTTCGGGTCCTATTGCCGTATTCACTTCTGTATTTCTCATCTACCCACTTGGACAATCCAGTTGGTTCTTTGCGCCGAGTTTTGGTGTCGCGGCAATATTCAGATTCTTACTTTTTCTACAAGGATTTCATAACTGGACACTCAACCCCTTTCACATGATGGGAGTTGCAGGTATCCTTGGTGGGGCATTGCTTTCTGCGATCCATGGTGTTACAGTAGAGAATACTTTGTATCAAGATGGTGATCAAGCAAACACTTTCAAAGCATTTGACAGCACTCAAGAAGAAGAAACCTATTCAATGGTTACAGCAAACCGTTTCTGGTCCCAGATATTTGGAATTGCTTTTAGTAATAAACGGTGGCTTCATTTCTTTATGCTGTTTGTACCTGTTATGGGTCTTTGGACCTCTTCTATTGGAATCATTGGTCTTGCTCTCAATCTTCGTGCTTACGATTTTATATCACAGGAAATTCGTGCTGCGGAGGATCCAGAGTTTGAAACGTTCTATACTAAGAATATTCTCCTAAATGAAGGTCTTCGTGCATGGTTAGCACCAGTTGATCAACCACATGAGAACTTTGTGTTCCCAGAAGAAGTTCTTCCTAGAGGTAACGCACTGTGAACGGTTGGCTTGTCTTTGTTTACTTCTCTTGTTTTGCTGTTATCGCAGGTGCTGCTTTTGCGATGATGTGGGCGAATATTCAATCTCTTAATGTGGAGATGAATAAACCACCTAAACCACGTCATCCAGAGGCACCTGCCGATGGTGAAGAAGTGATGTATGTTGATATGACAAGAGAACGTCTGGAGAACCTTTACAAAGAGGAAGAACCTGATATATAATGGGCGTAGCAATCGCCAATAAATGAAGATTTTCCTTGATACTGCTGACACCGATGTAATCGAAAAATATTTCTCCACGGGATTGGTTGATGGTGTCACAACTAATCCCACTCTCATTATGAAGAGTGGTAAAAACCCAGAAGATGTCTATCAGAAGATTAAAGACATTGGGGTACAAGACATTAGCATGGAGGTCATGGGATCTGACCTTGAGATGTATGATGAAGGTATTCGTCTGTATGAAAAGTTTGGTAGTGTTACTACAATCAAAGTTCCTTGTACACGCGAGGGTCTGATCGTTTGTAAGCGACTTTCCGAGCAAGGTATCAAGGTCAACGTCACATTGATCTTCTGTGCCTCTCAGGCAGTCTTAGCAGCAAAGGCGGGGGCAACCTATGTAAGTCCCTTTGTAGGCAGGTTAGACGACCAGTCAGTAGCAGGTCTGGAGGTTGTACGATCCATCTCCGAGTTGTATCGTATTCATGGAGTCAGAACGCAAGTTCTTGCTGCATCTATTCGTAATGTTCAACGTGCTATTAGGTCGTGGTATAATGGTGCTGAAGTTTGCACCATGCCACCTAAAGTGTTTGACCAAATGTATGACCACATCCTTACCGATAAGGGTCTTGAGATTTTCGATCAAGACTGGGCATCGGTAAAGAGTGATTAACGAAGACACACCTTATAAAGTGGCTGAGATCATTCGTGATACTTGGCCTCAACTTTACTATTTGAAGAAAACAACAATGACATTTACAGTATATTCTAAAGATGGTTGCCCTTATTGCACCAAAGTTCAGCAGGTATTAGAGCTTGCAGAAGTCAAGCATGTAATATATAAACTTAACAGGGATTACACCCGTGAGGAATTCTATGATAAGTTTGGGAAAGGTTCCACCTTCCCAAGAGTTGTCAAAGATGATACACTTATTGGTGGGTGCATGGAAACTGTTAAGTATCTAAGGGAGCAAAAACTGGTCTAATGGAACAAAACCTCATCGACATCTATGATCTTATTGAACATGCTATTGATAATGCCTTTGAGGGAAAAATGAATTTAAAATTTTACGAATACTTGAAAGATACTAAAATTAAAAAAAATGAGATAGATGAATTTATCTCAAGTCCTATTGCAAGTGAACTTGGCAATCTTATTTTAGATCTTGGCGAGTATATCAAAGGTGGGTCTGATAGTGAACATAAACAACTGCGTGAAGGTTATGGACATATTCCTAAACCTCAAGCAAGAAAAATCAGAAACTACCTAGAAAGTTTCCTACATGATGCAGAGAGGTATAGTTATGACCGAAGACCGGGCAGACGAAAAAAGCATTCTAAATAAATCAGACCCTCATATTAATCGTGGGGTAGAGTTGCTGTTACGCAACAGGAGGAGAAAACCAGAACGGCCCAAAACTTTTCAGTTAAAGTTCGGCAAGATGGTCTCTCTTTTCCGAAGGGAGATTGTATTTCATCTGAACTTCTATCTGGACATCAGAAAGAAATAGTCTCTGGAGGACAAAAAATGTTAGCAGTAACACTGACGATAGGAACATTAGTCTCTATTATGTTCTTTTTTGTAGGAGGTGTGGTAGGATGGCTTGCAAAGGAGCACCAATTCCAAACCCAACCCGTTTATACTCATCCAGAGATGTTTGATGAAAACGGAAATGTATTACCAGACGAAATTTTAGCAGTACGATTTGAAAATAGCTATGACGAACTCGACGAAGAAGACGACAACTAGAAAACCTAGGAAACCAAGAGCAACAACTAAAAAACAATTTACTGTCAAAGCAGAACCTGAAACTCTGCCACCAAATCCGTTTGTTTATGAGGTTCTTGAACTTGCTGCTAAGCAAAGGTCTAAGGTGAAAAAGGTTGATGTTCTTAAGACTTACGATCACATTTCTCTTAAGTCTATCTTCATTTGGAACTTTGATGAAAGTGTAATCTCTATGCTTCCTGAGGGAGAGGTCCCTTATGGAGACTCTGATGATCAATCGATCTACTCTGGAACTCTTTCAGAAAACATTGCAAAAGAAGCAAGGGGTGGTGAGTCTGCCACGGGTCAAGATTTAGATGGTAGAGGTAAAACTTCTCTTCGTAGAGAGTATCAAAACCTCTATCACTTTGTAAAAGGGGGTAATGATACTTTATCTTCTATTCGTAGAGAAACTATGTTTATCAACATGCTTCGTGGACTTCATCCAAAAGAAGCAGAGGTTTTGATTCTCGTTAAGGACAAACGTTTGACTGACAAATATAATATCAACTTAGATATTGTAAAAGAGGCATACCCTGATATCAACTGGGGAGGTCGTTCATGACATTAACCGTAGAAACAAAGGAGGAAAAGATGGGAAGTCTTCCATTTAACCCGGAAGATCCTTCATCGTATGGTTGTCAAATTCTTCAAGAGAAAACTACACTTGAAGCTGCAGATGATAAATCACTCCCCAATGATGCCATTCTTGTTTGGTATATTGTTGACGGAGTAGAGTATATTGATCTTACGAGATGTAAAAAAACATCTCAACTTTTTGATATGTATTATGATCGATATGGAAAAGATGCTGTACGTAAATTCGATTTTGGATTTGGCACGATGAATCCAAAACTTTGGGGGAACAAACCAAAAAAAGAAAAGAAAAGAAAATGAAACCTAGTGACGAGGAACTCAAGAAGGCGGTTGATATTTTGATCCGTCAAGAAATTCAAGATAACATTAATGAATATGTTGACTCAAAAGATGATTCAAAAGAGGGTGGTCTTGGATTTATTGAAGAAGATGAGTTAAAGTTGAGTGTCTCTCAAAAAGAGATTGAAAAGATTATTAAACAATATAAGAAGTTAAAGAAAGCAGAAAGATCCAATCTGTCTCATATCAAAAAATTAGGAGACAGTTGACATCCTTGGTAAATAGCATTATGATCGTTAGCATGTATTATCCTTATCATGTATAAACCATATTCACCTGAGTGGACACGCAAAAGGTATCTTACTGAAGCACTGGATGAATACTTCAACAACTATGTTGATGTGGAAGTAATCTATGCGGATCTTATGGATATTCTTCACGAAAGATCTGAGGGTGCCTATGCTGAATTCCAAAAGACCACAGACCTAGAATCTAAACTCCGAAAGAAGTAACATGCTCTCTACCCAATACAGACTTAGACTTGAGTCCATTTGCAAATGTATTGCGAACAAAGAAGAGGTTCCCCTAGAAGATATGATTTGGGCAGAAAAACTTGCCAAGGCACATACTCTTGCTAGAGATTGGTTAAACAAAGCACGTCGTCAGGCAAAAGGTATTGAGGAAGGTAGTACTGATGATTTTCTGAATAGGATGGGGTTAGGAGACCCCGACCCATCCAATCATAGAACGGGGTTTGGTGGTGCTGATGAGATTGTTGATTGGTTCCAGAGAGATAAACCCGACGATTGGAGGCAGCGTGACTAAATTTGAACACAAGTTTGAATATCAGTGGGGTGGTGTAGATACACCTTTCACTAAAATGAAACGGTGGGCAAAGAAACAAAATCCAATTGTTCAACACCTTGCTCTAGGATTTATTGAATGGTTATGGCAGAGGTGGGTTGCAGGTAGGGTGGATATGGAAATGACTTCTGTAGATAAACAAGCGGAAGAAATTAAAAAACAATGGTCTGAGGAAGACCCAAAACCAACAATTACATCTGAACCCTCTGAAGTGGAGGGTCTAGATAATATAAGCATTTCTTGGAGGAAACGTGACTGAAAAGATTACTCCTGAGACATACGAAAAAATGAATGAGGAGTTTGAGGAAGAGGGTCTTGCCTTCCGAATCAATGTCCCTACTCAAGAAGAAATCGATAAGTGGAGGCAACGTGACTGATAAGCAAGTTCCATGGTGGACACTGCATGAAGTTGCAGATGAATTGAATGGCACGTTGAGACACATTACTTGTGTGGATAGTAATGGCAGAAAGTACAAACGAGTTGTAATAGAATACGAGGAGGAGAAAGAGTAATGCAGGTATCAATTTATTCTAACGGTAGTCAAGAGTGTGAGAGAGCATCGTCTCTCTTGAAATCAGTTCATCTTGATGAAGTAGTTGTGTATGAACGGGGCAAGCATTTTA